TTGCCAATGAGGGTGACGAGAAAATGAGATCACAAATTCTGTTAAAGAATGAGCATGCACGATTCACGAAAGATGGTACAAAAGCAGCCTACGCAAGTGCACTTGGTATAGATGGCATATACCAGGATTGTTTGATAGATGTAAATGACCCAGAAAATGATTACTTAGATGACCATGTCAAGTACTGCTACAGGGAGAAACCAATGAGATTAGAGAACTTAAGTTTTCACCGATCGACTGGCAAGGCAATGAGCGAAGTTTTATCCAGATGTGATGAGTTCTACACAGATCACGACGCGATGTTAAGAATTGTGTGCGATTATTTGTCCAACGAAGTGGTTGCTAAGCAAAGCGGGACTGCGGCTCATATGAAATCAAGGTCTGCAAGAGTGGCAGCTGACATGTTAGTGTACCAGATACCTGTATGCAAATTGTCAAAGGGAGTCTATTCGGAAACTATATCAAAAATAAGACCAGTGAACAATTGTGGTATGATGACGCACAAGTTATCCTGTGCTGCTGATGCACTTGAATCTGCGTGCATAAATTCACAACACCAGGATATAGTATCTGCACACGAGGAGCTAAAATCGGGGCCTGTTGATCACTCAAAATTTGGAGCAGAGAAAACTTACTGGGGCTCTAACTGCGGTTATTACAAATCATACAGGATAATGGGCTTAACGTTCCTATTAAAGAAGACGTTTAGCTCAATCAAGTGCTATGTATTAGAATTCAGCAGTCTGATGCAGGCATATCAATGCATGAGATTTTGGTCAGGAGCTTCATATTACATAGAGCATTATAGATTATCAGGTAACATGGGAGAAAGAGAGGACTCGATAAAATCATCATTCTTATCATGTGTGGAATGGGTGTCTACAGTTGGATTAAGCATGGGCGAAAAAGCAGGAAGGCACATGAAAATGAGTTATGCCTTACTGCAAAATGACTTTTGTGACCGATTAGAGGACTTAGATGTTGACACAGCAAGCAGACACAGGGAAATTAAATTAGAAATGGATCAGTTATTCGAGACTAAGGTAAGCTGGTTTGAACTCATAGTTAGCTTGCCTGTCAGTGACAGGTCAAAAATGGACTTAGGTTACCTCTTTCATGGAATACCTGCAGCTGACTGTGATCCAAAGTTGATTTTCACAACAGTGTGCAAGAAGCTCTCCAATAGTAATGAAGTGAACCAATCGGAATGGGACGATTTCATGTCATACTGCAAGTCATTCGACCTCTGTTGCTTAGCAACTCAGTATAAGTCACAGCTTGATGCATTTGTTCCAGATTGGGTACACAACGAGCGGTGGTACAAGAAGTGCAAAAAGGGTTCACTGACAATGCCGCCAGATGAACAAATGGGAAAGGCACATGTAGAGAAGTTTTTCCAGTTCAACACCAGCATGGACACGTGGTTTTATGAAGCATCTGATGTGACTCACGTAGTGCCAGATGTGTCGA